TTGGTCTCGCGCTATGATCCGTCCACGATCGACCAGATCGTGAACCGAGTGAGAGGGGCCGGCCGTGGCTGACATCGACGACGACATCGACGACGACGAAGGCGAGACCGTATCCTTTGAGGACACGCTGCCCGAGGTGGAAGACACTGAGGACGGCGGCGCCGTAATCCGCATGGAAAACGAGCGCGATGAGAAGGTGAACCGGGCTCATTTTGCCAACATCGTCGAAGACGTCGACCCGGGGATGCTCAAGGAAGCCGTGACCGACCTCCTCGACAAGATCGAGAAGGACAAGCAGGCGCGCGAGAAGCGCGACAAGCAGTACGAGGAGGGGCTGCGGCGCACCGGCCTCGGCGATGATGCACCCGGAGGTGCCCAGTTCACGGGCGCCAACAAGGTCGTGCATCCGATGCTAGTGGAGGCCTGCGTCGACTTCTCGGCCCGCTTTATGAAGGAGATCTTCCCGCCGACCGGGCCGGTCAAGTCCAAGATCTACGGCGAGCAGGACAAGCAGAAGGTCGAGAAGGCCGAGCGCAAGACTGAGTTTATGAACTGGCAGACGACGACCCAGATGCCCGAGTTCCGCAGCGAGCTTGAGCAACTGAGCACGCAGCTCCCGCTCGGGGGCGGCCAGTACATGAAGTTCCTCTGGAACTCGCAGCGGCGGCGCCCGATGGCCGAGTTCGTGCCGATCGACGACGTCTACCTTCCCTTCGCGGCCACCAATTTCTACACGGCCGAGCGCAAGACGCATGTGCAGTACATCACGAAGATGGAGTACCAGCGCCGCGTCAAGTCGGGCATGTATATCGACGTCGACCTCGGCTACGCGGGCGAGATCGACTGGAGCAAGTCGTCGATCGCCAACGACAAGATCGAGGGCCGCAAGGAGACGTCCTACAACGAGGACGGGCTGCGCACGATCTACGAGGTCTACACCTACCTCGACTTCGGCGACGACCTCGAGCCCTACATCCTGTCGATCGACAAGACGACCGAGAAGCCGCTCGCGCTCTACCGCAACTGGGAGCCCGAGGACGAGATGAAGTGCGAGCTCGACTGGGTCGTCGAGTTCCCCTTCGTGCCGTGGCGCGGGGCCTACCCGATCGGCCTCACCCACATGATCGGCGGTCTCAGTGGCGCGGCCACGGGTGCCCTGCGCGCCCTGCTCGACAGCGCCCACATCCAGAACGTGCCGACCCTGCTCAAGCTCAAGGGCGGCCCCAACGGGCAGACGATCAACGTGCAGCCGACCGAGGTCGTCGAGATGGAGGGCGGCGCTCTGGTCGACGACGTCCGCAAGCTCGCGATGCCGCTGCCGTTCAACGGCCCCAGCCCGACGCTGTTCCAGTTGCTGGGCTTCCTCGTCGACGCCGGCAAGGGCGTCGTGCAGACGAGCTTCGAGAAGCTCTCGGACCAGAACCCCAACATGCCGGTCGGCACCACGATGGCGCTGATCGAGCAGGGCATGGTGGTCTTCTCGAGCATCCACTCGCGGCTGCACGCCTCGATGGAGAAGTGCTTCACGATCCTGCACCGGCTCAACAGCGCCTACCTCACCGAGGAGGACGTCAAGGCGCACAACGCCGGCCTCGACATCGACCCCAGTGACTTCGACGGGCCGATGGACGTGGTGCCGGTCAGCAACCCGGCGATCTTCAGCGAGACGCAGCGGTTCGCGCAGGTGCAGGCGCTCATGCAGCGCGCGCAGGCGATGCCGCAGCTCTACGACATGCGCAAGGTCGAGGAGATGTTCCTCCGCGCGATGAAGATCCCGGCCGACGAGGTGCTCCAGCCGCAGCCGGCTAGCGAGGACATGGACCCGGTGAGCGAGAACGTGGCGGCGGCGATGGGTCGCCCGCTCTACGTCCTGCCGCGTCAGGACCATATCGCGCACATTATGACGCACATGGCCTTCCTCAAGTCCCCGATCTTCGGCGGCATGAAGACGATCATCGAGCCTGCCGCCTACGCCATGTCGATGCATCTGCGCGACCACCTCTTGAACTACTATTTGGTCGAGGCCCACGACGCGGTCGATCGTGCGCAGCGCGAGGATCTGATCAAGGCCGAGGCCGAACAGCAGGTGCAGCTCATCCTTCAGGTGCAGCAGCTGATCGAGCAGCAGCTCGGCGGCTTCTCGCAGGAGCTCAACCAGTTCGCCCAGTTCGCCGAGCAGTTCAAGCCGCAGCCGCAGATGCCGCCCGACAGCTCGATGCAGGTCGCCCAGCTCAACGCCCAGATCAAGGGTCAGGAGATGCAGGCCCGCATGCAGATGGATCAGGCGCGCATGCAGATTGATCAGGCGAGGCTCCAGAGCCAGCAGCAGGTCGACATGGCGAAGCTCTCTGAGCAGCAACAGGACCGCGCGATCAAGATGCAGACCGAGCAGATGCGTCAGGCGGCCGAGGATCAGCGCACGGCGGCCGAGATCGCCGCTCGCGAGCGCATGAACACGTCCGACAACGACACGGCGAAGCTCTTGGCTGCTGCCGAGCTGGCGACCGGCGAGCGTGTGTCCGTGAGCACGGGCACGGGCATCAACCCCAACCCGTAGGAGTGAAGCATGAGCGACCACATGTCGAGCGGCAAGACCGTTCCGATGAACACGGCCGAGGTTCCGCAGCACAAGCGGATGGCGGCAGGCGAGGCTGTTGACGGCAAGTCGATGCCGTCGGCCAAAGGGTCGACGTCGAAGACCCCTGCATGAGCTTCGAATCAAGGCTGCTCGGCCGTCTCAAGGAGGAGCAGGGCAAGTTCGCCCTCGACGCTTTGAGGCGGCCACAGACGCGCGATGCCTTCGAGTACGGGCATCGTGTCGGCATGTTCGCGGGCTACGAGGCCGCGATCACCGTACTCTTGAACCTTCTGGATGAGGAGACAAAGCGTGGCAACGACCTCTGAGAACGCTATCGCGGAGGCTTTCCCGGCAGCAGATGCCGGTGTGCAGCCCTTCGGAAGCCGCGTTCTGGTGCAGATCAGGACACCCAAGACGAAGACGGCAGGCGGGTTGATCCTGCACTCCGAGTCGCGGGACACCGAGAAGTGGAACACGCAGGTGGCGAAGGTCATCAGCATCGGACCGCTCGCCTTCAAGAACCGCAACACGATGGATTCGTGGCCGGAAGGGTCGTGGTGCAGACCCGGCGATTTCGTGCGCGTGCCGAAGTACGGCGGCGACCGCTGGGAAGTGCTGCTCGGGATGAAGGACGGCAACAACGAGTCGGCGATGTTCGTGATCTTCAACGATCTCGACATCATCGGGCAGGTCACCGGCGACCCGCTGGCGATCAAGGCATTCATCTGAAAGGAGATGATCGATGGCTGACGTGATGAAGGAAGACGACGAGGACGGCGAAGAACTGGTCATCGTCGAGGAGCCGCCCGAGGCTGACGAGGACGACGAAGACGAGCGCGTTGCCCAAGGCGATGACGACGAGGGCGACGATCAGGAAGACGAGCGCGAGGCGATCCGAGATCGTCGGCGCCGCGAGAAGCTCGAGCGCAAGCAGCGCCGCGACGAGGCCATCAAGCGCGACAAGCTCGAGATGGATTTCCTCCGCAAGCGCAACGAGGATCTCGAGCGGCGGCTGACGGTTCAGGAGCAGCGGTCTTTTCAAGCTGACTTAAGCACGATCGACGCGGCGATTGCGCAGGCGGCCAAGGAAGCCGACATGGCCGACAAGGTCATCGCGAAGGCGGTGGCGGCCGGCAACGGCGACGACGTCACGCAGGCGATGCGGTATCGCGATCAGGCTCTGGCCCGCATCAACGTGCTCAACGCCCGCAAGCAGCAGGCGCAGCAGATGCCTGTGAAGCAGCCGCAGGTCGACGATCGCATGCTGCACCACGCTCAAGAGTTCATCCGCGAGAACCCGTGGTACGACGTGCAGGGCCGCAACGAGGACTCGAAGATCGTCATCGCGATCGACCAGACGCTGGTCGGCGAGGGCTTCGACCCGACGTCGCCCGACTACTGGTCCGAGCTTCGCAAGCGGGCGGCCAAGCGCCTTCCCGAGCGGTTCGGTCGCGAGAAGAAGGAGGGCCGCACACCTCGTGGCGGGCCTGCTGTCGGATCGGGGCGTGAGCATGCGCCTGCGAGCACGCGCAGGGAGGTCTACATCAGCCCCGAGCGCAAGGCGGCGCTGATCGAGGCGGGCGTGTGGGACGATCCTGTGCTGCGCCAGAAGTACGTCCAGAGGTACGCAGAATACGACCGGCAAAATCGGTCCTGAGTTGCTTGCCTGAAACCCCGAAATCTGGTTTAATTATGCCAATCGCTGAAAAGGAGCGAGAAATGCACGACGAACGTCTAAGGAAATCCGCTGGAGAAGGTCGCGCCAGCCGTGCGATGGAAGATCGCGCAGTGAGCGAGAGCCGTGACATCTCGGATGATGAGCGGGTTGAAATGTTCCGTCAGCAGTTTTTCCAGTCCTCTCTACCGGACTTGCCCAAGATTCCCGGCTGGCACATGTGCTGGCTGACGACGACCAACCCGCGCGACTCGATCCACATGCGGATGCGCCTCGGATATGAACCTGTGAAGCCGGAAGACATTCCCGGCTGGGAATACGCCACGCTGAAGACCGGCGACTGGGCGGGGTTCATTGGGGTCAACGAGATGCTGGCTTTCAAGCTGCCGATTTCTCTCTACGAGAAATACATGCTCGAGGCCCATCACAATGCGCCATTGCGCGAAGAGGAAAAGCTGACCGACACGGCAGAATTCCTCGAGCAGCAGGCGCGCGCATCGAAGTCGAGCATTCAGGTTGGCGAGGGCAATATGGAGATGGGGATCCGTCGTGAGGCGATGTTCGACCTCACTTGATGTAACCTCGATCCATAGGAGCAGCTATGTCCTCGACAAGCGCCCCCTTTGGCTTCCGCCCGTCCTACCACAACAGTGGTCAGATGCGGCCGAAAGCCTACACGATCGCCAGCACCTATGCTGCGAACATCTTCTCCGGTGACCCGGTGAAGCTCACTGACAACGGCGTGATCCAACTGGGCACGTCGGACGGAACCCGCAGTGGCACGACCGACGGCATCTCGCTGCTCGGCATCTTCGCTGGATGCCAGTACAACGACGCCAACGGCCGTCCCGTGGTGAGCCCCTTCTGGCCCTCGGGCGCGACGGGGACTGAGATCGTCGCTTGGGTCTACGACGACCCGGAGACGCTCTTCGACGTCCAGTACACGAACCCGGGAACCCCGGGCGTCACGACCGTGCAGACGGCCGTTGGCGAGGAGTGCGACTGGACCGTTGCCTCGCCCGGCGGCTCGACCCAGACCGGCCTCTCGAACACCCAGCTGACCGTCATTCAGGCGACCTCTGGGCAGTTCCAGATCACCGGCTTCGGCTACAACATCAACGATTCACTGACCGACGCCTATGTCGTGGTGACTGTTCGCATCAACGAGCACCACTACAAGGCCTCCGTCAACTCGGTCTAAGGAGGGCTTGAGCTATGGCTACCCCAATGCGGAGTACTGACTTTCGGTCAGTAGTCGAGCCCATCCTGAACGAAGTGTTCGATGGTGTTTACCAGCAGCGCGCCGACGAGTGGAACATGGTGTTCCGCGAGCAGAAGGGCATTCCGCGCAACTACCACGAAGAGCCTGTGCTCTACGGGTTTGGCGCGGCTCCCGAGCTGCCCGACGGCATGGCCGTGACCTACCAGTCCGGTGGCGTGCTCTTCCTCCAGCGTTACCTCTACAAGGTCTACGGTCTGGCGTTCAGCCTCACCAAAGTCCTCGTCGAGGACGGCGATCACATTCGGATCGGTCAGACCTACGCGAAGCACCTCGCGCAGTCGCTCATCGAGACGAAGGAGACGCTGGGCGCGAACATCCTCAACCGTGCCTTCAACGCGGCCTATCCCGGCGGCGATGGTGTTGCCCTCGTGGCGAACAACCACCCGATCGTCAACGGGACGTTCAGCAACCAGCTGACGACCCCGGCCGCACTGTCGCAGACGTCGCTTGAGCAGCTCCTCATCCAGATCCGCAACGCCGTCGACAACAACGGCAAGCGCATCCGGCTGACGCCGAAGAAGATCGTGACGGGTCCGTCCAACGTCTTCCAAGCGGAAGTGCTCCTCAAGTCGGTCCTGCGCACCGGCACTGCGGACAACGACATCAACCCGGTGAAGTCGATGGGCCTCCTGTCCGAAGGGCAGGCGAACCTCTCGCGTATCACCTCCACCACCGCTTGGTGGATCCAGACCGACGCCCCCGAGGGGCTGAAGCTGCTGATGCGTCGTTCGCTCGAGAAGAGCATGGAGGGTGACTTCGAAACCGACTCCATGCGCTACAAGGCAACAGAGCGGTACGTTTTCGGATGGACCGACCCCCGTGGTGTCTTTGGCACGCCGGGCGTCTAAGCCCCGCGCCTGAGCCAATGCAAACCAGCCCTCGGCGTGAAAGCGCCGGGGGTTTTCTCTTTGCCAAGGTGCTTGTCCATGTTAGACTGCGCCGCATCTGGGATCACCCCAGCTCGTCAGACCGGCCCAGCGGACGATGCACAGACTGACGAGCGACTTGTGCATAAGGACTGAACGATGGCACGCACAACCTTTACGGGCCCCGTGAAATCGCTGAACGGCTTCGAGGGCACGACCCTCGGCAATTTCACGATCACCGAGGACGGCAACACGATCACCACGACGAACACGGCGACGTCGGGCACCTACCAGCCGCTGGTGGTGTCGACGACGATGTCGGGTGCCGGCGCCGACGGCGGCCGCTCCAAGTTCGACATGACCACCAACGTGGCTCTGGGCTCGTTCAGCAACGCGCTGAAGGCCGAGGTCACCTATGGCGCGACCGGACGCACCACCGGCCTCGGGTCGGCCTTCGTGGCCGAGATGACGCTCTCTGCGGGCACGTCGTCGGGCACCTACGCCCCGCTCGAGCTTGAGCTCAACATGCCGACGGGCGCCTCGACCGGCACGCTCACCTCGTTCATCCACGCCTCAATGCAGGGTGCTGCGGTGGCGACGATGGACACCAACGGCCGCTTCATCAACCTCGTGGGCGTGACCGCTGGTGCGGGCAAGATGTGGAAGACCGGCACCACGCTGGGCACGGCTGCGGGCGCTCTGCGCTGCCGGATCGCGGGCACCGACTACTGGCTCCCGTTCTACGCTGCCGAGCCGACTTGATGGCTCTGAGTAAGCAGCACCTGATGCACCTGCGCGAGCAGGCTGTCGCCAAGCGGCAAGCCTACGTCGACATGGTGCATCAGGCTGACGGTGCGATAGGGGTGCTCGACCTGCTCCTGTCGCAGCTGGACCAACCGAACCCGGAGAGCCCCGATGCGCCCGATCCAAATCGTCACGACCAGCTTTCCGACGGCTGACGATGACTACCTCGCGACCAGCCAGAGCTTGGCTGGCGCCGGGTTTCTGACTCTCGTCGCAAGCACGATCACCCCGCCCCGCTTCGTGACGATCACGAGCGTGGGCGACGACAGCGGCATCACGTTCACGATCGTGGGCGTGGGGCCGAACAACGAGACCCAGACCGAGACCGTGACCGGGGCCAACGCGGGCGCTGCCACCAGCACCAAGACGTTCGCCTTCGTCGAGTCGATCTTCGCCAGCGGTGCGACCGATGACGATGTCGAGGCAGGCGTGGCCCAGTCGGGCTACAGCCAGTGGATCCCGCTCGACATCTATGTGCCGAACCAAGTGACCACCATCTCGGCCACGGTGTCTGGGACGATCAACTACTCGATCCAGTACACGAACGAAGACCCGTTCGACCACAGCTTCGTGCATCAGGCGGTCGCGCATCCGGCTTCTGGTGGCGCCTTCACGGGGGCCTCGACCAGCCAGACGCATTTCACGACGACGCTGATGCGCGCCGTGCGCTACCTGATCAACTCGGGCGACGGGTCGATCCGCCTCACGATCACGCAACAATCCACCGCCTGATGGGTGCAACATGAGCAAGTCGTTCAAATACGTCACCGAGTTCGAGTTCCCGTCGGCCGGTGGCTTCACTGCTTCTTCGGGCAAGACGATGGTCAAGGGCTACGCCCGTGGCGGCGCCTGCGAGCCTGACGACTACGCCAAGGGCGGCAACGCGAAGGTCAAGGACACGATCCGCAACGAGCGCGAGGAAATGGCTCGCATCAAGCAGGAGACGCGCAGCGAGCGCAAGGATGCGGGCGACGAGATGAAGCGCGTGCGCAAGGAAATGCGGGTCGACGAGGCCAAGATGACGCGCATGGACAAGCCTCGGAAGATGTACCCGACCGACCGCCGCGAGCCGATGATCCCGATGAAGTCGGGCGGGATGATCCCGAACAAGGGCAAGCTCGGCGTGATGAACAACAAGAACCCGGGCGAGACCAAGATGCACACCGCGCCTGATCTGCCGGGCCCGAAGACCATGATGAAGAAGGGCGGCCTGACTCCGAAGCAGGAGGCCAAGGTCGGCAAGGTCATGGGCGAGTTCAAGGCGGGCGAGCTGCACTCTGGGTCGAAGACGGGCCCGAAGGTCGGCAGTCGCAAGCAGGCGGTGGCGATCGCTCTGTCCGAGGCTGGCGCGAGCAAGAAGAAGAAGTGACTTCCTATTGCCCCTTCGATGGGGCATAATTCGCCGGAAGCACAGCGGGACAGCTGCACCAGCTGCCATATCTGACCGATCTCGGAGACAGAATGGCGTACTCGGGCATCATCGGCAACACGACGTTCAACGCTCTGAAGGTGATCGATCACGCCTTCAGACGTTGTCGTCTGCCTGCTCAGGCGATCACCGCCGAGATGCAGGACTATGCAATCGACACGTTGAACACGACGCTGGCCGAGATGGCGAGCGTCAAGACCCCAAGCTGGTGCATCGAGCAGCTCATCCTGCCGATGTACGAGAACCAGCAGGTCGTCACTCTACCGATTGGGACAGTCGGGGTTCTGAACCTGAACTATCGGGTGCTGCAACTTCTGAGCGGCGCCACAACGACCACTTCGACCACCTACAGCGTGAATTTCACCTCGCAGACGGTGGTCAACACGGTCGGCATCAAGTGGTCTGCGGCTGCGGTGCCTGTGTCGTTCGACGTCAGCACGGACGGCGTGTCTTGGACGACCGTCGGCACGTCGAGCGTCACGGCATCCGCAGGCGAGATCACTTGGACCGACATCAGCGGGGCGCTGGCGTACCAGTACTTCCGCATCGTGGCGACGAGCGGCACTCTGAGCTACAGCGCGATCACGCTCGGGAACATGCCGCAGCAGATTCCGCTGGGCCAGCTCAACCGAGACAGCTACGTCAACCAGAGCAATCAGGTCTTCCCGGGGCGCCCGAGCAACTACTACTTCCAGCGCGATCTGCCGCAGCCGATCGTGCGGTTGTGGCCTGCGCCCTTCTCTGCCGCCGAGCAGGCGCAGCTGATCCTGTGGCGTCACCGGCAGATTATGAGCAACACGAACCTCCAGCAGGACGTCGAGATCCCTGCGCGGTGGCTTGAGGCGATCATCAACACGCTGGCGGCGCGCGTGGCGGCCGAGACGCCGCAGGTCGATGTGAACCTGATCCCGATCCTCGAGCAGAAGGCGGGCATCAGCACGCAGCGCGCTTGGGACGGCGACAACGACGGCTCGCCCATCCAGATCAACCCGGGCATCAGGGCGTACACGGCATGAGCATCTATCTGGACCCGACCGGCCAGCCGACCTACGGCATCGGCATCTGCGGTCGGTGCTCGCGCAAGATGTTCCTGTCGGAGCTGTCGCCCGATCCGAACTACCCGGGGCTGATGGTGTGCCGCGAGGACCGCGACGAGTACGACCCCTATCGCCTTGCGCCTCGCGCGCCCGACCAGATCGTGCTACCCTTCGTGCGGCCTGACCTGCCCGTTAACACCCGCCCGGCTGGTGTCATTCAGGAGCAGGGCGACGAGTTCATCATCACCGAGGATGGTGACGGGTACTTGGAGTTCTGACGATGACCGATGTCCCCAGCAATCTGATCCCGACCCGCATCTCGCAGCTCCCCGTCGCGCCAGTGGCCGACGAGAACTCGCAGATGATGATCATCTATCAGGGGAACAACTACCGCATCCGGGTGGGCGATCTTCTGAGCGTGGCGGGTGTGCCTCTGACGCGGCAGGTCATAGCAGGCACTGGGATGGCCGGTGGCGGCCAACTCTCGGCCAACGTCACCCTGAGCATCGCGCCGGGAGGCGTGGGCTCCACGGAGCTCGCATCGTCTGGCGTGACGCCCGGCGTCTACGGCAACTCGACCGACATCCCAATCTTCACGGTGGACGCCACGGGCCGCGTGGTGGCCGCCACGACGATCCCTGCGACGATCACCGGCTATGTGCCCGACACGCGGCAGGTGATCGCTGGGACGGGCCTGACGGGCGGCGGCCCGCTCAATGCTGACGTCACGCTGGCTGCGGCTCTCAGCGACTTGCTGCCGCTGATCGGCGACAACGCGGGCGCGGCGGGCGTCTCGACCGAGATGGCTCGAGCCGATCACCAGCACCCTGCGGTCGACCTGTCGGATCAGGCGCAGATCAACGGCATCCTGCCGATGGATCAGGGCGGCACAGCACGCAGCCTCGTGCCTGACGAGGGCGGCATCGTTTGGTCTGGCGCCGACGGCCTCTACATCGGGCCTGCGGGCGTCTACGGGCAGGTGCTCGTGTCTGCGGGGCAGGCTGAGTACATCTGGGCCAGCGTCGACATCGACATCCCGCGCCCGGCCAACACGGTGCGCGCGGGCCCGGTGTCTGGGCCTGATGCGATCCCGACCTTCCGCGCTCTGGTCAATGCGGACATCCCGACGACGCTCGACGGCAAGACGCTGACCAACGTCGACGTCAACAGCGGCACGATCGACAACACCACGATCGGGGCGACGACGCCTGCGCCGGCCACGGTGACGACCCTCGACACCGAATACGTCGACTTCGCGCCCGCTCTCTCGCCGCTGCCTGTCGATGCGACAGGGCGCCTCTACTACGACAACAGCGACCAGTTTCAGAC